CGATATTGGAGAAAACCATCGCATCCGCAATGCGCAAGAGCATTGAGAAGGGAACGCTTTACAGCCTTGAAACCTTGCTATCGCGGGTGTACGGAATGCCGAAGCAAGAAGTGGAAAGCATCGTACACATCGAACAGCCGCTATTTAATGACGACCTATGACCCTTGAAGAACTAACGCATTTGCTGAACCTGATGGATGCGGATAACAAACGGACGCGGGAGGCTTATAAAATTGGCATCGACCTGACTGAATTTGGAGAGAGCGCACAACAAGTTATAGACCTGCTATTGAAGCACGTCTTAAATGAAGACCAGTACGAGTGCCTTACTTGGTGGATGTACGAGAAGGACTTTGGCAGGCGTGAGGACTTGCAGATGTGGGATAAGGATGGGAAAGAGATTTGCCGCACGATTGAAGAACTGCATCAATTTTTGTTTGCGTGAGTGACAAGATAGTCGAGTCAGTTATTGACCAATTTAGGACAAGAGCCGAGGCGGGCAAGCGCAAGTACGGCACGACAATGGAGCGCAATGACCTGACATTCGCCCAGTGGATTCAGCATCTGCAAGAGGAGTTGATGGATGCGGTGGTCTATATTGAGAAGATTAAGCAGATTGGAATTTAAGTACACAACAGCGATAAAGCGCATTCGGCAGATGACCGCTCGCAAGAAGGTCATCCAAGGCGGCACAAGTGCAGGAAAAACAATCGCCATCCTTTCCATACTAATCGACATAGCCGCAAAAGCCAAGACCGAAATCAGCGTTGTATCTGAATCCGTGCCGCACCTTCGCAGGGGTGCAATCAAGGACTTTGCCAAGGTGATGCAGGTTACAGGACGCTGGTCCGCTGACCGCTGGAATAAAACCCTGCTGACGTACAACTTCGCCAACGGAAGCACCATCGAGTTTTTCAGCGCAGATAGCGAAGGCAGGCTTAGAGGTGCAAGGCGTCAGGTGCTGTACATAAACGAAGCAAACAACATCGACTTTGAGAGCTACTACCAGTTAGCCATCCGTACGAGCGGGACAATCTACATCGACTACAACCCAACGCACGAGTTCTGGGCGCACACGGAGGTCCTGAGGGAAGCGGATAGCGAACTGCTGATATTGACCTATCTCGATAACGAAGCACTACCCGACACGATACGCAAGGACATCGAAGCGGCAAGGGAGAAGGCGGAGACATCCAGCTATTGGGCGAACAGGTGGAGGGTGTACGGCTTGGGACAAGTCGGCAGTGTGCAGGGCGTGATATTCAGCGACTGGACGCAGGTGGATGAGATTAACTACACGACTTCCAAACTGGTTGCGATGGGATTGGACTGGGGGTACACGTTAGACCCGACCGCATTGGTGGCTGTGTACAGGTCAGGCGACACGCTGACCCTTCACGAACTGCTGTACACCAACAACCTGACGAACCAAGACATCGCGACAAAGCTTCGCGAGTTCGGCATCAACAGGGCGTGGGAGATTGTCGCTGATTCAGCAGAGCCCAAAAGCATCGAGGAGGTGCATCGCCTTGGCTTCAACATAAAGCCAGCGCAGAAGGGACAGGACAGCATCCGCAACAGCATCGACATACTGCAACGCTTCACGCTTCAAGTGACCAAGACCAGCGTGAATCTGATTAAAGAACTACGCAACTACACGTGGGATACTGACCGCACGGGTGCATCGTTGGGAGTGCCGATTGACAAGTACAACCACGCTATCGACGCGGTGCGTTATGTTGCGCTGAACAAGTTATCGCAGAGTGCAGGCGGGAAGTACGTAATTATGTAACTTTGGGAATGCAAGTAGCCATCGCAGGTGCGGGTGTAACAGGCGCGACCATTGCGCGTTTATTAGCGGAGGCAGGTCACAACATAACCATTTACGAACAGCGCAACCACGTAGCGGGTAACTGCCACACGAAGGAAGAACAGGGCGTGCTTGTGCATAACTACGGCGCGCATATCTTCCACACGGACAACGAACAGGTTTGGCAGTTTGTAAACCGCTTTGGCAAGTGGAGCAATTACCGCCACAAGGTGTTAGCGCATTCGGATGGGCAACTGCTGTCAATGCCTGTCAATCTGCTGACGATGTGCCAACTTGCAGGGAAGGCGATGACACCAAACGAAGCGAGAAGGTGGGTGGATGAGGCTTGTATCTTCACTGCATTCCCGAAGAACTTTGAGCAGTTGGCACTGGCAACAGTAGGCAAAAAGCTATACAAAGCCATCTATGAAGGCTACACGGAAAAGCAGTGGGGCGTTCACCCATCACGATTGCCAGCAAGCGTATTTTCGCGCCTTCCTGTGCGTTATTCTGCGGATGACAACTACTACTTCCACAAACACCAAGCGATGCCTGAAAATGGCTATACGGCGGTCGTTGAGGCGATGCTTGACCACGACAATATCGAGGTACGACTAAACAGCAACTTTCAGGCAACAGGTCAGCATACGATTTGGACAGGTGCGCTTGATGCGTACTTCCAATTTAGCGAAGGGCGGTTGCGTTACCGCACGCTTGACTTTGCAAGGGTGCAGGGAGAATCACAAGGCGCGCCAGTCATCAACTACACGAAGCAGAAGCCATACACCCGAATTGTTGAACACAACTTGCTGACGCCAACGCCGCAGACCGAAGCGGTGATTCAAACGCAAGAGTTCAGCAGGGAGTGCGGAACAAATGACACGCCATACTACCCGATGCGGTTAGTGGATGATGTGGAGGTTTTGGCGAATTATCAGCGATTGGCGCAGGAGCAGAAAGGCGTTACCTTTGCGGGCAGGCTTGGCAAGTACAAATACATCGATATGGATGTAGCCATAGCCGAGGCAATTACAACAGCAACCCAACTTATTGAGCAATGGCAATAGTACTAATGACAGCGGCGAATGCGGCGTATATGCCGAAAATGACCGCGTACCTTTCCAGCGTCAAAGAACACAGCAACTTCGACCGCTTCATCTTGATTTACGTTGGCGATGAGGTATTGCCTGAAATTGAGGGCGTTCAGGTTCACCGCCTTCCGCATTCAGCGATTCAGGCTTGGAATAGCAATGGGTGCGTTCAACACGGCGACTGGATTCACGCGGAGGGTTTGGAAGTTAGCGACCTTGACACGGTGGTGTTCACGGATGGCGATATGTACTTGCAACGCGGGATGAACGACAACGAGCGCAAGGCACTTGAAGGATTGCAGGTTGGCGAGGTGATGGTCGGGCCAAATCAGTTTCAAGGGCAGACGCTTTTACAGGAAGCGTCAAATCTTGGCTTTACAGGAAAGGCGATTGATGGATTCAACCAAGAGCGCGTTTGGAAGTTGCCAGTGTTCAATACTGGATGCATTGCCGCAAAGGTGGTGACGCACAAGGCAATTTATCAGCACTACGTTCAGAACTGGGCTTCGTTTAGTGGCATCTTTCACCACTACGCCAAACAGCAATGGCTGATAAGCTACCTATTACACAGCCTTGGCTTTAAGGTCAAGAATATGAAACACAGCTTTCACCTGCACAACCACGGTGCTGATATGCCATCGGGCAGTCGTTGGGATGTACGCCGCAACGTGCTGACCTTTGATGGCGAGGTTGTGTTGCTTCGTCACTTCACCCACAACGGTGCTAAATATCCGCTATGAAACTACTTAACCGCCTAACCGTTGCCCAGTTCCAAGAGCTGACCGCCATTGACCCTGATATGGGCGCATTGCGGAAAAAAGTAAACACCGTCTGCATCGTGGATGGCTTCGACCAAAATGCTGTTGAAGGGTGGACGATTGAACAGCTAAACGCAAGGGCGGCAGTCATTGACGAGGAGTGCGGTGCGCTGTCGATGCTACCTGCCAAGCGGGTGGTTCGCATTGGCGGCAAGCGATACAGGATGGAGTGGTTCATTGACCAGATGAGCGCAGGGCAGATGATGGAACTGCTAAACTATCAGCTGACCAGCGATAGGGAGGTAGTGGCTAATCTGCACCTGTTGCTCGCCAGTTTAACGCGTGAGGTGACGTGGTACGGCAAGACGTTAGCTTACGATGGCGGCAAGCACGCGGACAGGGCGGAGGCGATGAAGAAGGCGAAGATGGCTGACGTGTGGGGTTTTGCCTGTTTTTTTTTGCGTCATTCCGAACCTTTATTGAAGATTATGCAGACCTATTTCGCGGAGGCGAAGAAGAAGATAGCGGGCAAGGCGTAGCCAAACCCGACTACGGATGGCTTGGCGTTGCGTATGTGCTGATTGCCAAGCGCGACCCTTTGAAGATGGATGCGGTGTTTGCTATGCCAGCGCGGCAGTTTATGAATTACGTTCGATTGGCGAAAGATTTACAATGAATATGAAAACCAACTACAAATTTGAACTGCACTGCGGTGCGGGCGTGTACTACGCCAATTCCTTGTTTGACTTGATTGTGCAGGTGTTGCGTCACCGATGGTGGCACTTGATGCACGATGGCAAGTGGATGGATTGACCTGCAATAGCACACATTTGCGGGCAGTGGTATTTATAGCTGATGAAGTTTGATGTAAGTTTAACCAGTCAGCTTTCTGCCATTGGCAGTGACGTTACCGAATCCGTAAGCCTGACCGATAGCAAGGATATAAAGAGCGCAGTACTACGGTGGTTGCACGAGGCGATTGATGCGATGAATAAAGCAGTGGATAGGTACGATGCTACCGCCACGCTAAACCTTCGCCAGTCCTTCCGTGCTTCCGACTTCCGCTTGGATGGGCAGGCGTTGAAGATAGACCTTGAAGGTGCGGAGTACTGGGCCTATGTG